AAAGATGAAGTGAACTGTAAAGTAGAAGGCTTAGATATTGACACACGTAGAAAGTGTGAAAAAGAATTAAAGTTTTTTCTTCCTTATGCATATCACGTACCAGCATTTAAGCTAGGCAGATGGGATGGATGTACTTCCTATTTCACTATAGGTGGAATAACATATACCAATCTACTAGACAAAGTGCTACCTATTATTATGGGCCAAGGCTATGAAATAGATCTAAATGACTTACGTTTTAAATATGACTTTCAGTTTGATCCTGTAGATGAAAAAACATTTGAAAACAAAGTGTGGCCACCGGGTCATGTTGTTGCAGGCGAGCCTGTAATTTTAAGAGACTATCAGGTAGAAATTATTAACAAGTATCTAGCAACACCACATTGTTTACAGGAGATAGCTACAGGTGCCGGTAAGACGCTAATAACCGCGGCATTAAGCAACAAAGTAGAAAAGTATGGAAGGAGCATTGTTATTGTACCTAATAAAGATTTAGTTACACAAACATATGCTGATTATGCAAATTTAGGACTAGACGCCGGCGTGTACTATGGCGACAAAAAAGAATTAGGAAAGACTCATACTATTTGTACTTGGCAAAGTTTAAACAGTATAAGAAAAAGATTTAAAGAAGGTGAATCAGATTTAAGTTTACAAGATTTTGCAGAAGATGTAGTATGTGTAATAGTTGACGAAGTACATCAAGCAAAAGCAGAAGTATTAAAAGAATTATTAACAAAAGATTTTTCAAACATTCCATTAAGATGGGGGCTGACAGGTACTATACCAAAAGCTGATCATGAGCAGGTCAGTTTACAGGCTTGTTTAGGAGAAGTTACACACAAACTGGCGGCTAGTGAACTACAAGAAAAAGATGTTCTAAGTCAATGTCATGTTAATGTTGTGCAATTAAAAGAAGTATCAGAGTATAACAACTATCAAAGCGAACTAACTTACTTAACCACTAATGCTTCACGTATGAAGTATATAAGTGGATTAATTGAAAAAGTATCTGCTTCTGGTAATACTCTGGTGTTAGTAGATAGAATCAAAGCAGGTCAGCTAATATGTGATAATATAGCTGAAGCTAACTTTGTTAGTGGTGAGATGAAAACTACTACACGTAAAGATCATTATGACGACATTAATGAAGGAACTAATCAAATTGTTGTAGCAACATATGGTGTTGCGGCGGTCGGTATTAATATTCCACGTATATTTAATCTTGTTTTAATAGAACCAGGAAAGAGCTTTGTTAGAGTAATACAAAGTATTGGACGTGGTATTAGAAAAGCAGAAGACAAAGATAATGTGCAGATATGGGATATTACAAGTTCAGCTAAATTTAGTAAAAGACATCTTACAGAACGTAAGAAGTTTTACAAAGAAGCAAACTATCCATTTACTATCGAAAAAGTAAAGTGGCTTTAAGGAATAAAAATGAAAATATTAACAGTAGAAAATAACACGTATGAACTTGACGACATACCAGATACAATAGAAGATTTAAGATACAGTATTTTAGATTATAGTAATCCTAGCCATATAGATTATTATTTTATACCACTTGTATTTTTAGAAAGTTTTTATGCACCAGCGGCAGTACTTAAAATTGGTGAATATCAAATAACAATGCCATTAGATTGGAGTGTAGTAATTTGTGATCCAATGGTAGGAGATCCAGAAGTAGTAAGTTTAATGAGTTTAAATGATAGAGGTTTTAGTGTATTTGCATTTAATCCTATTACAGGATATACGCCTAAGTTTGTAGATATTAGTATTACTAATATTTATACCGACGTAAAATGGTATGCACCTAAATTAAAATTTGGACATTTATTAAATGTTCCACTATCAGACAAACCAAATTCACCATGTGTGTTGTTTGTTAAAGAAGCAAATAAACTACCGGAGGTACTTGACATAAGTGAACTTTGGTAGTATTATGAAGAAACAACAAGAAGATCCATTTAAACCAAAAGATATTTGTAGCATATGTGATAGTAAGTACGACGAAGATGCAGGTGGAGTACAAGGACACTTTGGTATATTACCAGTTACATTTTGTGAATGGTGTTACAGTAGCATATACGATATGATAGCACAAGACATAAAGGCAAATGATGAGTAAGCTAGACATTAAAAGTGAAATGAGAGCAATTGATACCAAAGATAGAAAATGGTACGATAGTCTTACAGATGAAGAAAAAGGTAAATTAAGTCTTTGGCCGTTAATGAGGTATACAAGTAGTGCAGGTGATAAAAACTTTA